CGTTCTGTGTTTAAAATGGGTAAATTTTATTCAAATAAGAATGAGAAATATATTAATTATCGATCTTCTTATGAACTTTTCATTTATCAGTTTTTAGAAAAAATGAATAAAGTAAGGAAATATAAAGTGGAACCTTTTGCAATTTCTTATTTGAATCTAAATGAGAATAAGCGAAATTATATTCCTGATTTATTAATTACATATCAAGATAATACCCAGGAATTAGTTGAAATTAAGCCTCGTAAATTTATTAATGAAAAAAATAATAAATGTAAATTCAGAGCGGCTAAAGAATATTGTGAAAAAAAAGATTTAAATTTTTCAATTTTTACTTCAAAAAAAGGAGGAACAGATGTGAATAAAACAGGAATGTGTAGAATTCGATTAAACTAAATTAATCTTCTGGCAAGAAAACTTTATTATTGTGACGTAGAAAGTTAGCCTTAAGGAGAGCTCGGTAGGGAGTTCTTATTAGGATAGAGGTTCTAGAAAAACTAAGATGCTTAACTTAATCAATCAATGGAAGTACATACAAGAACCAAGTAAGCTTCCCCCCGTTTGTAGAAAGGAGGTGTAGAATATGGCTTTGTATGTCGGGCCAGCATAATTTTTTGGAAATGAGAAGTGAAACTATTGTTTCTGAAATAGGAGCGTTGATTTCCCAGTCCCTAAGATCAGATAGAGCTGTTCACAAGAGAGTAACAGGAGTCGAGGCTGCCGGAGGAGATGTTGAGGCTGAAGTTTCCCCGAGTGGGTTTGAAACTTGGTTTAAACATGCCCTGGGAGATGTGGCCACGACTCGTCAAGATACTGCATTTATCATTGAAAGTACTGATAATGCAGAAACAAAATGTGAGTTATCAATTGTCCATGCGGCAGGAGTAGCAACAACTCTTGTCATAGACATGGATGTGGGGGCTGATGTATCGCTTGATTTGACCAATGGTTCTTATGATACTATTGGTGAAGTAATGGCTGCTATTAATGTTCATGCGAATTTGGCTTGTTGGAGTCCTTATCAAGCTACGCAGGGAGTATGGCAAGCAACAATTCATGCCAGTGATTATCTGCTGTCTACGGATAACAGTAATTGTCTGGAGGAATGCGATAACATAGATATTCTTAAGACCCCTAATGATAGGTGGACAGTTGGAACTGAATGGGGTGTTTATTCTCATCAAATTCAGGGAGGAGCCACTCTTCCTCCTGGTATGTCAATGGAAGTAGGTAGAGACGTTGCCGCTTTCTTATATTCCGGAGCAAAAATTAACACTATGGAGCTGAACGCTACTCCTGGTGAATTTTTCATGTCGACTTTTGGCGTCATGGCAAAGGGAGGAACGACAGCTTCTTCTCCTTCTGCTGCATCCGCAAATGTAGGTGCTGCAAAGAATGCTTTCAAGATCAGATATACTGGGGATAATGCTACTGCTACCTTAGCAATTGACTCAAGTAATTATACAATAACCTTAGAGATTGATGGAACTACTGAAGATATGGTTCATAACATTAATGAACCTTATGTAGATCCTGAGACTGGGATAGTCACAAATCTGCAGAGACTGGGTGGTCTAGTTGACTACCTTAACGATCTATCGTATATAGATTGCCAAATTGCAGATTACGCTGCTCCCAACGCATTGAGTACTACGTTGAACCATTATCCCGCCGCCGACATAACTTCCGCAGACTATACTTGGTTTAATTTTGAGTATACGGGAACTAAGGCTTTGCCTGTTCTTTGGGGAGACTATATCGGATCGGATGCAGGTGACTCTGTTAAATTCTATGTGCAAGTTCTAGCAGGAGGAGTCCCTGGTACTGCCACTTTGCAGTTTAAGAAGACTGCCGGTGGAGCATATGGTAACACTGTGACCACTTCTGCAACTGTGTCTTCCGAAGTCAGGACAGGCGCAAATGTTGATTCCGGATTTACTGTTTTCTTCCCGGATAACACAACTCTTGTCGCAGGAGATACTTGGACCTTTGAAACCATTAAACCTGCAACTACCGCAACCTATACAGATATTGATCCATTCTCAGGATTTGAAGGAGCTCTTACGTTAGACGGAGCTGTCGCAGATATTATGGGGTGGACATGTACGCTAAACAATAATCTGTATGGAGAGAAGTATCACCTGGGAGAAAGGGTTAGGGGTAAGGTTCCTGAGCAGAAGAGAAATGTAGAAGGAACAGTCAATGTTGAGTTTGATGACCTTGACCTTTATAGAAAGTTCATAAACGGAACTGCCTGTAATTTGGTAATGACCTTTACTTCTTCCACCTATATCAATACAACAGCTCTTGGCAATAGTGCCAGTCAATATTCAATAACGGTTCGTCAACCAGATATTGAGTTTAATGGAACTACACCTACGAATGCAGACGAAGGAATTATCACACCTGATATGCCTTACGTTGCCTTGTGGGATGATGTTAACGATATTCCTGAACTTAGGATAACTGTTGTATCGAATGTTCCATATGTTTAAATAGCTTCCCATCGCCACTTATCGGGGAGGGGGCATTTAACACCCCCCTCCCTCTTACCTCTTCATAAACGAAAGGAGGAAGACGTGTGTGATAATACTATTCAAGCTGAGTCTTTTGTTCTGGACTCCTCTTCTGATTGTCCTGTTTTTAAATTACCATTTAGCCAGATTGTTTGGATGGATACTCTTTGATAAAGGGAGGATGACGCCCTTTGTCTTTAACTTGTATAGAACTTTTAGCCTGAATACTTACTTTGGATTTCAAGAATTTTATTTACATCTTATCTCTTCACTAAATTTGAAAGGAGATTTTGCAATGGGAAAAATATTTGGATTAAAGCCAGACCAAACTCAGGAGTTTGAACCTAAAGATCAGGAAGGGGTTCCTGGTGATGAAAAGCTTATTTTTATGTGTAAATTTTTAGATGTTAACATGTCAGCACTTATTACTGATCAAGTCTATACAGCGAAAGGGTTTGGAGCTAAGAGAGAAGAACTTCTTAGAGCTGGTACTCAGGAAATAAACATTCTTAGAAGAGGGCTGGTTGGTTGGAAAAACTTTTTGTATGATGATGGAACAGAAATTGAATGGTCTGATGTTCCTAGAGGAGTCAGTAAGCAAAAGGCTGATATGGCTATGGATATAAATCTGAACAAGATTCCTCCCGAAATCAGGGGAGACATAGCTGATTTTATTAGGGGGTCCAGCACAGTAGACCAGGACTGATTGAAGAGCTACGTCTTGCTTTGAGATGGAGCGTAGCTCAGCAGTTTATGAATAACATTAATACTTTTGATTGTGAATACTGTGAATCAAAGAGTACTTTAAAAAAGGACAGAAATTGTGGATGGGTACAGCCTGGAACATGCAACACCTGTGGAGATGTGCCATTTACGAGCGTCGAGAGAGACCCTAAGAGCTTCAAGTTTGTTTGCCCCATGTGTGGGGGTAGGGTTAGGTTTGGTAGATCTGCAGAGTTTATTTTAGGTAAGTATAGGACTCCAGGTTGTCCTAAGTCTATGGTGTCCGAGAGAGCTGTTTTTTTTATTCAACTTGTTAGTTGGTCCGAAGAAACAGGAATTTTGCCAACAGCTCAAACATTGTTTGAAGAAAGTTTATTGTATTTTGAGATTAGAAATTTTGTTGTTTCTGAAAAGGCTGTAGCTGAAGAGGAAATAAGACCTAAAGAGAAAGCAACGTAGGAGCTTTAAAGATGCCTAGTCAAAGAGAAATGGAACTCATAATTAGTTTAAGAAATGCTAATAAGAATAATGCTGAAATTAAGAAACTTGAAGATAGCATTAAGACACTCCATCAGCTCTCTAAGGACGTAAATAAAAATTTAGGTTCAAAACAAGCTACGCAAGAAATGAACAATCTTAAAAGAGTAGTTGGTGATGTGACAAAAAGCTTAGCAGAACTCAAAAAAGGTGGAGAAACCAGTCTTACTGGGTTAAAGAAGAATGTAGAAGTTGCTCTAAGGATCATCAATAAATTAACAGAAGCTACCAGGAGAGAAAAGAAGGAGCTTGGGAATCTTGCCAGAGAAGATTTGGGGAAGCTAAAACAACAGTTTGTAGAGCTCCAAGTAGTAGCAGAATTATTCGATGGCGAACTTTATCAAGTAGTTGGAACAACAAAAGAAGCTACTCACTCCACGGCAGATCTAGCAAAATCCCTCCGAAATACAGGCATTTCCATAGGTGTAACAAATACGAGACTGCGGGAATACATTGATACTCTTTTCAGGTGGACCGGTGTAGGCAAGCAAGTAATCTCTGTAACAAATCGATTAGAAAAATCCTTAAGAAAAATTCAAACAATAGGCAAGCTCACAGGCGTATCTATATTCGAACAGAATATTCAGAGCACTAGAGTCTTTATGGCTGAGCTAGAAAAGCTTAGTGTGAAATTGAAAGAAGTTACAAATCAGGATTTCTTGTCAAGAACTACTGCTACAAAACAAATGGTTCTTGAATTTAGAAAGATGGCAGCAGAAATTGAAAAAGCCAAAACTAAAACCATAGAACTTAGAAATGCTTTTGAATCATTTAAGAAAGTTCAAACTATTTTTCAGACCATGAAAGGATCCCTGGAAGCAACTTGGAATACAACCGAAAAGCTTGGACAAAGTGTCAAGAAAACAGACTTGACTCTCCAGAATCTAGCAGCGACGCACATTGTACTTTCAGAAGCAAGTAATAAAGCTTTTGGCAATATGCTTGCGGACTATGAAGAAGCCGAAATGGCTGTCGCAGAAGCTCTGGGAAAAATGGGAGCTTCATTTGTAAAAAATAAAGCAGGAGTTGTTGATTATCAGGCTACAGTGACTAAGGCTTTTGCTAAAATTAAAGAAGATCTAAAGAGTGGTGGAACTACTTCCGAAAATATTGCTAGACTGTATAGAAAATCCATTAATCAAATGAGAGAAAGCCTTCTTCAGTTTGCTAACGTAAGTGAAGCAACTTGGTCGAATGTAAAAAAATCCAATGGCTATTTAAAGGGAACCTCTACAGTTTTAGAAGAAGCTAATCGAAAAGTTCTAAAGATGGTTCAGGCATATGAAGTTTTTAATGCTGCACAGATAGAAGCAAGAAAAGGAACTATTTCTCTTAAAGTGGCTCAAGAAGCAGCTAACAAGGCTCTTCAAGCAGCAAGTGTTATCCTTACTGATCTTGGGCCAAAATTTCATCAAAATGCTCGAGAAGTCGAAAGAGTGACTACGTCATTTATGAAATTTAGAACCATGATGGGATTAATAAGAGCTTCTGGAAAAGAATTGAAAATGACTCTTGATCAAATCTCCAATAGTCAACGTGTTCTGGCAACAATCACTGAACATACTGGAGGTTCCCAGAAATTTTTAGGAGAAAGAGTAGATCTTGCCGGTAAAAAAGTAGCTGCTCTTCGACAAGAAATAAAGCTGTATGGTACTCAGCTAGTTAAATTAGGAGCTATTACGACACATAATGCGGGAAAGGCTCAGATATTAACTAAGGCAATTAAGGTTCTTTCCGTACAAGCTAAGACAGCGACAATAGATTTTGATCGCCTAAACACTCGCCTATTACAAACCGAACAGAGAATCGGAGATTCAAGTAGAGCTATGAGTAGAATGAGTTCTCAGGGCTTTGCTAATATGATAATTAGTCAGGCAGCATGGATGTTGGGGTTCCAGGTTATATTCGGAACCTTAGATAAATTTAAGCAAGCTTTAGGGGCAGTCGCTGAGACACAATTAGCTGTTTCCAGAGCTATGAGAACCATAAGGTCAGATCTCTATACTAACGCTGAGATTTATGAGAGGCTTACAGATATAGTAAATGAAATGAGAATGTCAATAGGAGCTTCTGCCACTGAGACTGGAGAGGCACTATACCAATTAGGATCTGCAGGATTACATCTTAAAGAATCATTAGCTGCTTTAGAGCCAACAATGCATACTATCATTGGTGCTGAAGGAGATATGGAACAGATTACAAATCTCGTTGCTGGTATCTATAATAATTTTGGAGATCAAATTGTAAAACTTGATGGAAAAGTTAGAACAATTTCAAATACTTTCGATGAATATAACGAAAAGTTAGTTGAATCTGCTACACTTACTGAAAAATTTACTCTCATAAATGATCAATTAATTCGAACATTTGATGCTCACCAGGCTGAAATGTCACAGATTCGTGATGGTTTAAAGTTTATGGCTCAGTCAGCTAAAGTGGCAAATATTTCTCTTACTGAACAGCTTGGTATACTAGCTACATTGCATGATCATTTAATTAAAGCTGGAGCTGCTGGTCGAGGTATGAGGGTCATCATAAGTAGAATTTCAAAAGAAGCAGAGAAATTTTCTAAAGCTTTTGATATAGAAATAGACTTAACTGCGCCTATTGATATGATGGACATCTTATCTCAGTTAAGTGAAAAAATTAAAAATCAAACTATATCGGTTCAAAAACTTGGAGATTTCTTTACAACTTTAGGGCTTAGAGGAGTTGAGCCTTTATTGGTTCTAATTCAATATTTTGATGAATTGAATCATAATATAGAGGACATTGCTGAAAATTCAGAAGGTGCTTCTAAGGCAATGGCGAAAATGAGACTTGATAATATTGGTGATCAAGCCAATATTGCTGCTGGGAAAATAGAAGTTCTAATGAAGAATGGATTAGAGCCATTAGCGAGTATGGCAATAACAATTGTTCGTGTTTTTAATTTTGTGTCTGAGGTTTTTCTACTTGTAAATAAAGCAATGGGAGGATTTCTTGGTTATGCTGTTAAATTTGTGGGATTTATGGGCCTAATAACTGGAGTTGCTGTTGTATTTAAAAATTTGGGAGGAGTTTCTAAATGGATTCAGGGAGTATTCATTCATTTAGCTGCTTCTATGAAAAACTTTGGAACAAGTGTTTTCACTGCTGATAAAGAAGCTAGGACATTGGGAGCAACTTTGGCAGGGTTAGGAACTTCTTTAAAAAAACACACTTCCGATGTATGGTCGGCTACAGCCGCACAATATAAGCTAGCAACATCCATGAAGGGAACTAGTGAGGCAGCAGCCGTAACGCAAGCTTCTATTAAAGGACTTGGGGTGGGTAGCTGTAATTATAGCCCTAGAAAAGGCAGTTTCTTGGGTTTTGAATTACACTAATAGAATTAAGGAATTAACAAAAACTTTAAAAGCGGATGCTGCTACGCAGAAAGAAAACCTTTCTTCTTTAACTGAATTAAGAGAAAGAATGATTGAAGCGGTGGATTCTACTGGAGAATGGACAAAACAACTGAAGCTCTTAGCTAAG